AAATTTCCTGATTGAAAAATACAACCTGATTTGAGGTTGGTTGAAATTTTGCCGGTCGACGCTTGACCGACGTGTCACTCCCACCATGATGTGAATTGTTCCGCTACCAACGGAACAACGCCAACGGAAGCCCACCAAGCTGACGCACCATGAACACGAGGAGAGACCATGACACGAAGACGTGCGCTGAAACGCGCTTCTATTTCCAAACCTGCAGCAAAGACAAAAGCCACGACGCAGACCGTCCGCATCAATGGCGTCCGAACAATCATCACGACACGCGATGGCAAGGTGACAACAAAAGCAGCCCTGCCATTGGAATGGGAACTGCAAGCAGCACAAGTTCGCAGCCTGCGTAAACTGCCAGAATACGTTCACACAGCGCGAGAAGTGTTGCCGGGAACTTTCACACTGGCTGGAGATCAGAACGCAGCCAAGCGTGGACCCAAGGCAAGAGCTGAAGCATTAGCCGCAGGGCTGACGCCGGGAGAAGCAGACGTACGGATCTACCTCTACGGCGGTGTGCTTCGCCAGATTGAAAACAAGGTCGGCAAGGCCAAGCTCGAACCAAGCCAGATAACTCGTCATCCGCTGCTTGATGCTCTTGGCTTTCCCGTCGTGGTCGTCAGGGCTGTCACCGAAGTCGATGCAGCAGAGCAGGCAGTAAGGCTGGTTAAAGGCTGGCTGCTGGAAGCTTCGAACGAAAACCAACCAGAACCACACGAGGAGAACATCAATGACGCAGCTTAATGTGAAACCACGCATCGCAACTAGCGCCATTCATGGAACGCACATGCCTGAACGCACACTAGAACAAAGGCATGCAGCCAGAGAGCTTATGCGGCTTGAACGCGCCCGTGAAGTAAAGGCTTTGGCAAAGTTGCGTCGCCGTATCAATAAGCGGCAAGGAATTGGAAGTGATTGGGATGGTCGTGCTGCAAATGACAATATCGCTTGGCCCTTGGCTACAGCACTGATCAAAGAGGGGAACACCGATCTTTTGAAGTATGCGATGTACTACCGCCGTATTCACACCGCAGCAAAGAGCAATGCCCTTCTGGGTGGTTCGACCGTGACACTCGGTGAAGGAATGGCTCTGGATCGCCATATCCATGTTCGTCCAAATGGAAGCATCGCGTACAAGCATGTCAGGCAATCCACGGCTGCCAGCGTAGATATCCCGTCCCGCAAGAAAAGCATTACCGACTCTGAGACGCAGTTGTCTTCTGATAATTCGGAAAGCGGTTACACCAACGTGCCCAAGCCATGGAAAGGCGACGCACCAGTCAACGATATGATCGACGCGAAACGCCAGCTAGCGGGCCTTCAAAGATCCCTTGGATATCTTTGTGAGCCATTTGAAATGGCATGCATCGACGGAAAGACCTTGGCGGAGGTCGGAGAGACTGTAGGCATTTCGAACCGGACAGGAGCACAAGGTGCAGGCAGGGCGCTGGTTCATACTGCGCTTGTGACTTTGCGAGCCATCATCGGGGAACTGAACCGCGGAGACCTTGCGGCCTGATGCATGCACTGATCAGCCAGAACGTTGGTAATAGTGGGAAGGCAATCTTCCAATTCATTCCACGTTCTGTGCGCACAGGCTGTTGCCAGCGACAGACGCTCGGTCAGCGATGAACCGGGCGTAACTACCCGACGACGGTATTCAGTCGTCAATCTGAAAAGCAAGCGCAATCCCCTGCAGCCAATGGCTCGCAGACATAGGCAGTGCACGCCTGCATTGCGCTTGCCAATCCATTCAAATCCCCGGCGCCGTTTCTCCTCCGGCAGACGGGATACGGCGGGTTGAGCTTACTTAAACGGGCTCCCCGCCGATCAATCTAGCAGGATAGAGAAGCAGCCATCTCGTCTGGCTCATAACCAGAAGATCGCCGGTGCAAGTCCGGCTCCTGCAACCAATTGATCTGTTCTAGGGCATAGCCCGCGAAATCGCCTTCGCGGTTGCAGATCAATCAAAACGAGACCGGCAAAGCTTCGGCGTAAACTACGGGAAAATTATCAAAAGGTCTGAACTGAATAGTTGTTGAGGGAATAAGATCCTCTCTCTACTCGGATAAAAAGCGCAACTTCTAAGGGTAAGTTGTAATCACTGTTGTAAGCTAGAAAGCCGAAATAATCGGTGTAATTCCAACCTGGTATAATTCGACGTAAATCACGAGCCGTAAATGGTTCTAAAAGGGTTCCATCGACGTACACGGCAGTTAGAACGAGCTGATAGGCGTTCTTCGCCGAAATTTTCATCATACAATGGTATACATAATCACCAAACTATCAAGCAAACCTAAGTCCGGGCTTATAAAAAGGGGCGATCCAGCTTAGAGTGATGTGAAATGCGGCCACAAAAAATCCTTTGAATCGGCTTGTCGGGGCGTTTTCATTTGAAAAAAGGCAGGCGGTAAACGCCTACCTCAAGTTCGTATCCGGCAGTATTGTGCAAGAGCTTTGAATTATTTCTTTTGCTTCTCGGTATCTTTGATTTGGGTGGTGAAGCCACCTCCTGTTTTGCTTGCAGACTTCTCAGCAGATGCTGATTTATCCTTCTTCGGTTTGCGCACTTCACGATTACTGCGTACTTGGCCTTTTGCCATGACGGAAACTTTCTTGTTCAGAGCGGATTGTTCCAAACCTGCACAGATATCCGTTCAGGTCATTTTGCTCTAATTTAGCCTAGCACCTATGTCTTGCGCCCGTACGATAATTCGACAGATCAGGCCGTTTTGTTTGGAATGAGTATAATTTACCTGCAAGCATCGGCGCGCGATCTAAACGTATTTGCCAATTGAAACTGCTCATTGATAACTCCCCTGCTTTTTGCCGGTTCTCTATGTTTGGTTCCACACCATGACACAACGCACATGGCTTCGCCTCTATAGGACTGCCCAATGGCAGAGAATGCGTGAGCGACAACTAACCGAGCAACCGCTTTGCATGTTCTGCTTGCAGGTTGGCGACGTAGAACCCGCGACCGTGTGTGATCATGTCATCGCTCATAAGGGCGACGAGTTCCTTTTCTGGGATGCTGGCAACCTCCAGTCGCTTTGCAAGACGTGCCATGACCGAACCAAGCAGCGCTTGGAGCGAGGTCAGGACATCGTGACCTTCGGGGCCGACGGGTGGCCGGTTTGACACCTCCGGGGGGGCATCAAAAAGTCGACGAAGGTCGAAAACGCCGGAACGGCGAGGGTCCATCGCGCACGCATCCACAATTCAAAATATGACCCCTGTAAAGGATTTATGCCATGGCGAGGCCAAGAACGCCTCGCGCCAAGGCGGCAGTCGAGGCAAGCGATAAGAAAAACCCGCAGCGCTTTAAAAACCGCACCGACGCTAAGGCCGATGGCCCGCTCGGCAATCCTCCCGCATGGTTGAAGGATACGCCGGAGCTAAAAGCCAAGGCTGCATGGAAGCTGTTTGAAAAAGAGCTGCCGTGGCTGAACCAGTCACATCGCACTTTGGTCGGTATGGCGGCCAATATTCAGGGCCGCATCATGGCTGGGCAAGAAGTTGGCGTGCAGGCGATGAACTTGCTGCGTCAGATGCTTGGCCAGATGGGTGCAACGCCGGCGGACGCATCGAAAGTTGCGACTGGTGATGACGGCGATGAGAAGGACGATTTGCTTGACTGATATGCCTGCGCTGGAGCGTGTGAGCGCTTACGCGCAAGCTGTCCTTGACGGCACTGAGATTGCAGGCCCGCACGTTCGGAACGCTTGCCAGCGTCATTTTGACGATTTGGCGACAGGTCGTGAGCGCGGGCTCTGGTTTGACGACGAGGAAGCAGATCGCGTGTTTCGCTTCTTCGAGGAGCGGTTGAAGCTCTCAGAGGGCCAGTTTGAAGGCAAGCCGTTTAAGCTACATGCATCACAAGCATTCAAGCTCGGTTCGCTGTTCGGTTGGAAGCGTGAAGACGGTTCCCGTCGTTTTCGTCGTGCTTACATCGAAGAAGGCAAGGGCAACGGTAAATCTCCTTTCGCTGGCGGTGTCGGCCTATTTGGATTGATTGCTGACAAGGAAGCTGGCGCGCAGATTTATGCCGCTGCTGCCAAGAAAGAACAGGCAGGGATCCTATTCCAGGACGCTGTGAAAATGGCCCGGGCCGCACCGGCTTTGATGCAGCGTGTGAAGTTCAGCGGCGGTATCGGCCGCGAGTTCAATATCGCACACCATAAGTCACAATCGTTTTTCCGTCCGATCTCAAAGGATTCGGGAAAGTCGGGTTCTGGTCCGCGACCTCATTTCGCGCTTTGCGATGAGGTGCATGAGCATCCAGACCGATCGACGATGGAAATGTTGGAGCGTGGCTTCAAGTTTCGTCGTCAACCGCTGCTCCTGATGATTACGAACTCTGGTAGTGACAAGAACAGCATCTGCTGGGAAGAACACGAGCACGCAGTTCGGGTTGCGGCTGGGACGCAGACGCCAGACGAGGTGTTTAATTACGTCGGTGAAGTCATCGATGACACAACGTTTGCATGGGTTTGTGCGCTCGATAAGGGCGATGATCCTCTGAACGATCCGACTTGCTGGAAAAAAGCTAATCCACTTCTCGGCGTGATTCTGACGCATGAATATCTTGCAGGCGTTGTTGCTCAGGCCAAGCAGATGCCGGGCAAGCTCAACGGCATTCTGCGCCTACACTTTTGCTGCTGGACGGATGCCGATAAAGCTTGGATGCCGCGTGAGACTGTCGAAAGCGTCATGGACGACTTCGAACCGGAAGAGGATCATGCTGACAAGCCGGTTTTCATGGGTGTCGACCTTTCCGGCAGTAAGGATATGACTGTTCTTGCCTGTGTGATTCCTACGGGTTTCATGGAAATGGAACGTGATGACGGAGCTACCGTCAGTCTGCCGACGTTTGATGCGTGGGTTGAGGCTTGGACGCCACAGGAAACGCTGCAAGCTCGAGCGCAGGCCGACAAAGCACCATATGAGTTATGGGTGCAGCAAGGCTGGCTCAATGCTACGCCTGGCAAACGTGTCCGATATGACTTCGTTGCAGCACGCCTCCAACAGCTTGACCAGCAATTCGAAATCAAAGCGATTGCTTACGACCGCTACGCTTACGACAAGTTTCGCGAAGAGGTAGACGCGCTCGGCATTGAAGTAGATCACGTTGCCCATCCGCAGGGCGGTAAGGTCAGGGCTAAGCCTGAACCAGCCAAGGTCGAAGCCGCAAAAGCTGCGGGCCTGCCACCGCCGCAAGGCTTGTGGATGCCGGGCTCGGTGCTTGCGCTAGAAGATATGATCATCGACGGGCGCATTCGCATGAGGCGAAACCCGGTTTTGATGACTGCGCTCATGGGCGCAACGTTCGATCACGACCCGCAAGAAAACCGATGGTTTGTCAAAACGAAAGCATCGGTTCGCATCGATGCGGCCGTCGCGTTGGCAATGGCTATTGGTGCTGCGATGGATACGCCGATTGAGCCAGATGAAAACCTCGATGACTTTATCAATAACATGGTCGTCATCGCCTAACTCACGACGGAGCGAATATGGGCTTCATTGATCGATGGGTCGGAAAACCCATCAAGCTCACCGACGGCGAGTTCTGGCGAGGTTTTTTCGGCCTTGGAACGACTTCAGGTGAGACAGTAACTTACGAAAAGGCTCTTGAGCTCGATGCCGTATGGGCGTGCGTAAATCTTATCGCAAACTCCGTCAAAACGCTGCCATGCAACGTTTTTAAAGACGACGGCGTCACAATCGATCGTGAAAACGTTCTGTATGAGCTGCTACACGATATGCCCAATTTTGACGATACAGCTTCCGATTTTTGGGCCATGGTGGCTATGTGCCTTTGTCTGGATGGCAACTTCTTTGCGGAAAAGAAGATGAACGGCGGTCGCCTTACTGCTTTGAATCCATTTCATCCGCTCGCGGTTAAGGTCTGCCGTGACGATCGGAATAATCGCTATTACGAAGTGACTGAGACTACCAAAGGCAAGTCAGGCACAATCCGTCGTATCAGCGAAGACAAGATGTTTCACGTTCGCGGTATGGTAATTCCCGGCTGTGATCGTGGTCTTTCGCCAATTGGCGTTGTCAGGAATACTGTCGGCAATGCGCTTGCTGGTGAAAAGACTGCTGGCAAAATGTTTGCCAACGGCATGCAGGTTGCGGGCGTTCTTTCATCTGACCAGATCCTGAAATCAGAACAGCGTAAACAGCTTGGTGAAGTTCTTGGCCAGTTTGCCGGGTCTGAAAAGGCCGGCAAGATTGCTGTTCTGGAAGCTGGGCTTAAATACCAGCAGCTAACGATCAATCCTCAAGACGCACAGATGCTAGAAACGCGCCAGTTCAGCGTTGAGCAGATCTGCCGCATCTTCGGCGTGCCCCCTGTCATGATTGGCCATGCGTCAAATGGGACAACGACGTGGGGCAGCGGGATTGAGCAACTTATCCTGCAGTTTACTAAGACCTGCCTCACCCCGTTGCTGCGTAGTATTGAATCAGCAGTCTATCGCGATTTGCTGGACGCAAAAACGCGCAAAACGACTGTCGTGAAGTTCAATATGGAAGGCCTCTTGAGAGGCGATAGCCAAGCGCGCGCTGAATTTCTTCAAAGGATGGTTCAGAACGGCATTTATACGCCGAATGAAGCTCGATCCTATGAAAACAAGGCTGAAATGCCTGGCGGTGACGAGCTCATCGTCAATGGAACAATGCAACCTTTGCACGGCATCGGCCACAACGGCGGACCATCGCTCGATGATGCGCCGGACACGCGCGCTGCTTAAGGATACTTTATGAAATTCGAACACATTTTGACGGCCTTTGAGGCTGAGCCGTGGGCGATTCAGCGCGAAAAACTGGCAGTCCTTGCGGATATTATGGCAGCTCGTGCTGCCGGTGATAAGTTTGTGACGTCTGAGTTTGCTGCTGCTGTTTCTGATGCTCGGGCGAAAGAAATTGCGGAAACCGACGGTAAGGTTGCAGTTATTCCTGTTTACGGGGTTCTCTCTGACCGTATGGACATGTTTTCTGCAATGAGCGGAGGTACTTCATATGCCGGCATCAAGCGGCAGCTCCACAAGGCGCTGTCGAATGACGATGTTAAGGCCGTCGTGCTTGACGTTGATAGCCCAGGCGGTTCTGTACCTGGTACCGACGAGCTGGCCACCGAGATCCGCAAGCTACGCGGTGGCGAAAAGCCGATCATTGCGCAGGTCAACAGTCTTGCCGCAAGTGCCGCTTACTGGTTGGCATCGTCCGCTGACGAAATCGTTGTTACGCCTTCGGGCCGAGCTGGTTCGATCGGTGTCTACACCGCGCATGATGATATTTCCGCTGCCTTGGATAATGCGGGTGTCAAGCGGACGTATATTTCGGCGGGCAAGCACAAAGTCGAGGGGAACGAAACTGAGCCGCTCGGCAAGGAAACGCTGGCTTACATTCAGGAAAGCGTGAATCGCTCATATGAACGCTTCCTAACAAGCGTTGCCGATGGTCGCGGTATCACAAAAGCCCGCGTGGAAGCTGACTTCGGTCAGGGCAGGGTTTTCTACTCGGAAAAGCTCATCGAGCTGGGCATGGCTGACCGTGTCGCAACGCTTGACGAGACACTGGCACGCTTTGGCGCCGAAACCGAGTCAGCGTATGTGCGACGGGTAAAAGCATCTAACGCCGCAAAGGCCGATGCAGCCACGCTTCTTGCCTCGAAAATGGCAACAGGCGAACAGATTACCAAACGCGAATTCGAGAATGGTTTGAAGGGTCTTCTAAACCTATCGAATTCTGAGGCAGAGCGGGCCGCTCGGCTCTACCTCAAGGAAGGTCAGGGGGCTCCTGACGTCGAGACGGATGCTGCTGCTTTGGCAGCCCTAAACCGGCTTTTGGCCGAAGCAAACACACCACTCATCAAAATTTAAGGAGCCACACATGGCTGATAATGTACTTGCCGATAAGATCGGCGAGCTTGGTACTTCGCTTGCCTCCATCAAGGAACAGGTCGGCAATCTCGCTGTAGATTTTACGTCGAAGCTTGCTGCTAACGGTGAGGTTGCTGCTGAGCTCAAGGAAAAGACCGACAAGGCCCTTTCTGAACTCGGCGACATGACCACACGTCTCGGCGACCTCGAAAAACGCGCCGCCCGCGAAAAGGAAGAAGGCGCGAACGAGCAGAAGTCGCTTGGCGATCTGGTTATCGACTCTGCCGACTATAAAGCGGGTATGCTGACAGGTTCGTCTCGCGGTTCGATTAAGGTGACGGCAGATCGTGCTGCAATCACTTCCGCCAACACCACGGTCGGCGCTGGCCGTAGTCAGGGCACGTCACTCGTTCCGGGTGCACGCGTGCCGGGCATCTTTGGTCTGCCAGAGCGTACTCTGACCATTCGAGATCTTGTGCTTCCAGGCCAGACTGCTTCGAGTTCAATCGAGTACGTGAAGGAAACCGGTTATACGAACAATGCAGCCCCGGTCGCTGAAACGACTGCAAAGCCATATTCGGACCTGACGTTCGACATGACTTCTGCGCCGGTTCGCACGATTGCGCATCTGTTCAAGGCTTCGCGCCAGATCCTGGACGATGCACCGGCTCTTCGTTCCTACATCGATGGCCGCGCTCGTTACGGTCTGCGCTTTGCGGAAGAAAATCAGCTACTCAATGGCTCTGGCACCGGTCAGAACATTCACGGTCTGGTTCCGCAGGCAACCGCGTTCAATCCGGCATTCGCCGCAGAGAATGAAACTGGCATTGACCGACTGCGTCTCGCCATTCTTCAGGTCGTTCTCGCTGAATACCCGGCAACGGCATTTGTCCTCAATCCAATTGATTGGGCGAAGATTGAGCTGACCAAGGATCTTGGCGGAAACTACATCATCGGCAATCCCCAGGGCTCGCTGACGCCAACCCTATGGAACCTGCCAGTGGTTTCCACGCAGGCTATGGCCGCAGGTGAATTCCTTACTGGCGCTTTCAGCTTCGCAGCACAGATCTTTGATCGTCTCGATATCGAAGTGCTGCTGTCGAGCGAGAACGTCGACGACTTCGAAAAGAACATGTTCACGATCCGAGCGGAAGAGCGACTGGCGTTCGCCGTCTATCGTCCAGAGTCGTTCGTAACCGGCGAAGTCGAAGGCGCGTAATTGTGCTGGGGGAGCTTCGGCTCCCCTTGTCCAGATTGGAGAGAACAATGACCGATTTTCTAGAAGTCAAAGCCCTAAAGACTTTTGCGCTAGGCAAAGATCTGAAAACCCGCAAGAGCCCGCCTTTCAAAGTTGAAGCTGGTGAAGCTCGACAGTTGGAAGCGCAGGGACTTGTCGCGCTGGGCAGCAAGACCGACGTGATTAAGGAAGCGGACGGCGGCGCGCCAGAGAATGGCAACAAGCCCAAGCAGAAGGCGAAATCAGATGGCAGTATCGACAAAGACGCGTAAGAGGCGGGTAGCCAGCTATATCGGCGCTGGGGTTGTTATTCCAAATCCTCAGCCCGAACCTGAGCCGGAAGTGCCACCTGAAGGTGGTGGCGATGGCTCTGATTGATCTTACCGTATTCAAGCGTCACCTTCGTGTTTTTCACGACGACGAAGACGACGAGATAACGCTTTATCTGGTGGCAGCGGAAACTGTGGTCACTGAATACCTCGATCGAGAGGTCGTAGCGGCGGGACAAACGCCATCACTTACTGATGGCATCGTCATTAATGCCGCTATTTCGGCGGCCATTCTACTTGTCGGTGCAGACCTTTACGAAAATCGCGAGCCTGACATGGGCGCGAGCGGAGACGCAGTGCTACCACGGCATGTTCGTGCACTGCTTTCGGCTTACCGAGTTTGGCGGGAATAACTATTTAGCGCGGCAGAGAAAATGGGCAGCCAATATTGGCTTTTGCCCATTTGTTCCAAACAGTCTCGAACCGATCAGGAGGAAAGGCCTGCCGGTCTTTGTAAAATGACGCATCGGCATACAGCAGCTTGGTTCTCAGTAACTCCATCATAAAATTGAGAAGCAAGTGCTTCCTTTTTGTGAGCAAGTCGACGACTGGCTTAGCTAGATCGGACTCAGAGAATTCACCGGCATTGCCCGGCAGATCAAAAATCCTGACGCGCACAAGATGCCTCATGATTGGATCCGGATTGAGTCGCCAGACCGATCCACCTGGCTCATCATAAAATGGCTGAGTATGTTGATGATTGTCGATGACTGCTTCGCAGCACGTTAGAATATTGTTGACGATGTCGGAAAATACATCGGTTACAACTGAAGTATGTGTGCTGTTCGGCAAGCTAAGAACAAGATTTGACCATCCATGCTTTCTGACAAGCAGGGAAATCTGAAACTCATCAAAAATTTCGTTTTGTTCTGCAATCATCGATACACGCGCGCGGCTGATTGGCGTTTGAATTTTGCTCTAACCGCGCTTCTCCAGTCTTTGCCGCTATATGATCAGACTCGTTCTTTGCTGTCGAGCGAAGGAGGGAAATATGCCCCACGTCCGCTTCTCCGAAGACTTTGACTGGAAGCCACTCCCGCAAGTCACGATTGCTTATAAGGCTGGCTGGTCCGGCCTTGTGACTACACCCTGCGCGACTGCTGCAATCGAACGTAACAAGGCTGTTCGCCTGAAAACTCCGAGAAAAGGTGAGAAGGATGGCGACACGTAAAGGCGCAGGCGCGCTCAACAACATCGTCGTCTTTCAGCAGCGTGAAGCGGTGAGGGACGAGGGCGGAGGCACTAGCCAGGATTGGGTCGACAAGTTCGAAACGGCCGCTCGTTTGCAGCCCCGCCTCGGTTCCGAAACGGACATTGCCGCTCGTACGCAAGGCATCCAGCCTTATACGCTTGTTGTTCGCAGTGAACCGCGAACGCGAGGCGTTACGCCGTCATGGCGCGCGAGAAACAAGCGAACTGGCATTCTTTACGAGATCCAGTCTTGTGCGAACCCCGACGAGGTTAATCAGTACATCGAGATGCGCGCTGTCGTGCAGGGCGGTGGCTGATGGCTACAAAAATTACGGGTCTCACTAGCCTTAATCGCAAGCTTAAGCTTCTGCCTCAGATAGCTCAGGATATGATCAAAAAGGCTATGGAGAGAAGCGCAGAAGAGATTTGCGATATGATGCGCAATCTCGTTCCCGTTGACGATATGGTGCTCCACGATAGCATTGGCTGGACGTGGGGTAAGGCGCCTCCCGGAAGCATCACAATTGCTTCTGTGGATTCCGTTGCCGGAGAAGACACGACGATCACCATCTATGCAGGCAACAAAGAAGCCTACTACGCTCGCTGGGTTGAGTTTGGCACTGCGCGTTTCACGAACAAGGGAATGTTCGCTGGCACGAAAAATCCCGGTCAGGGAAAACAGCCATTCTTCTACGTTAGTTGGCGCGCCAAGAAAAAAAGCACTAAGCGCCGCATCAGGTCTGCAGTGACGAGAGCCGCGAAGAAAGCCGCAGCGGGGTATTAAAGAATGGATCCTGCATGGGAACTTCAAACCGCGATCTATTCGCGGTTATCGCAGGATGCTGCGCTGACGTCGCTTATCGGTGCCGACAAGGTTTATGACAATCCTCCGGCTGATACGAATGGCAATATACCGGCCGCAACCTACCCGTATGTGTCCTTTGGCGATGCTTCGTCTTCTGACGATAGTGCCGATTGTGTTGATGCGGTTGACGTCACATTCCAGATTAATTGCTGGTCGTCTTTGCCAAGTCAGAAGCAGGTTCGGCAAATCGCTGACGCGGTCACGAAGGCGCTGAAGCGATGGGAGCCGCCGCTTGCGGTAAACGCGCTCGTCACCTTCGATTACTGGCGGACTGACTACATCCGCGCGCCCGGCATCAATCAGGCTTCTATCCAGTACACGGCCGTCATCGAGACGCCGTAGCCGCACAGCCGGATTTCACCACTCATTCTCTTTTAAGGTCGCCATAGGCGGCTTTTTTGTTGGAGGCCGCATTGGCTCAAGCAACGACTATCAAGGGCGGCAAATTCCGCGTCCTTATCGGCAACGATGCCGACCCAATTGTATACGAAAACCCATGCGGCTTCACGCAGCGCTCGATTACCATCACAAAGGGCCTCGAAGAGGTCAACATACCAGACTGCGAAAACCCAGATCTTGTCGATTGGGTCGGTCGCGATGCAACCAGTCTTTCGATGAGCATCAGTGGTGAAGGCGTACTTGCCGCTGAAAGCGTCGATGTTTGGCTAGATGCGGTCGACAGTCTCGAATCCATTCCAGTGAAGGTAGAGTGGGAATTTCCTGCAAAAACCATTACGTGGACCGGCTTCATGCATGTTGAAAGCATTGAGGCGGGCGCAACCAATGGCCAGCGCGCGACGCTGAATGTCAGCCTGCAGTCTGATGGCGTCATGGTCCGTACGTCTACCCCGGCTACGCCATAATGAGCCGCGACGCATCTGTGTCGCTCGACTTTGCAGACGGAACTTACACGTTCCGTCTCGCATGGGGCGAGCTGGAGGAATTGCAGGAGAAGTGCGACGCTGGACCTTACGTGGTGTTGGAACGTCTGAACAATCGATCCTGGCGCATCAAGGATATCAGCGAAACGATCAGGCTGGGCCTTGTCGGCGGTGGTTTAAAGCCGACTGAGGCGTTGACGCTAATTCGTCGATATGTGACCGACCGCCCACCGCTCGAAAATCTGACGTTATCGCAAGCTGTTCTATCTGCGGGCCTCGTCGGGGCGCCGGAGGAAAAGGTGGGGGAGCAGGAAGCGGCAAGTCAGGAGGGGAACAACTCGACAGTCTCCCGAACGGAAAACTCCGATTTGCCGCAATCTACGGAAACGGAGCCGCAGTAGGCTTTAGCCCGCAGGAAGTCAGGCAAATGTCGATGTGGCAGTATATGGCCGCCATGGATGGCTACATCAAAGCCAATTCGGCGGAAGAGCCGGGCAAGCTTTCAGAGACCGAAAAAGACGATCTCTGGGATTGGTTGCAAGCTGGTTAGTTCTTGAATGGGTTCAGGGATTTGCCGCCTTTTTTGGCGTTTAGCGTCATGGTGTAGACGCCGGCAGGAAACTTATACGGCGCGCAGCGGAGTAGAGCTCTTTTATTGGACTCGCCCATTGCTCTCTGAGCGCCGTCTTTATTGTATTTTTTTGCAGTGATGTCGATCGGTTGACCTCTCTGGTCGATCTCTACCGACAACACGAATTAACTGCCTCCCACAGTACCAGCAGGTTGGTTCCAGCACTTCAACGCTGCCGCCTGAAACCCAGCATCATCAAGAGCTAATGCCGGTGCCGTGAGCGCTGTCAGCGCGATGACGCTTGCAAAAATTCTCTTCATAAGGCCCCCAATGGCAACAGATCTTGAGAAACTTGTAGTTCAGCTCGCTGCTGACCTCAAGGGCTTTGAACGCTCATTCAATCGCGCAGTCGGCATCACCAATCAAAAGATGGCGCAGGTAGAAAAGCGCTCAGATCAGGCTGCCAAGCACATTGAACACGCCTTCAATCGTATTTCATTCGGAGGCCTGAATTCGGCCC